GTATAAAGTCATATTGGCTTTGTAGCTTTCGTACATCTGTTTGCGAAAATCTACGGGAATTTGTTTTTTCTGATTTCTCAATTTCATCTTTGTATATTTTAAGTGAATAAACTCAGTTGTACGGGTCTGTCTTTGACCGTTCTTTCATATATCGGGCAGCGGTCTTTGTAAGAGCAACAACCGTTTTTTGCGGCTGAGAACCTTTCATCCCAAAGCCGCTTGTATTCATCTGTTCCCATTTCGGCTTCTGTGTTCAGAAACTGAACCAGCTTTATACAGAAGAAGCCCCGTTCTTCTTGCTTCTCATCGTGAAGCGGTATCAAGCCGTTTCCTTTCGGTCTCATGGTCTCAACTGTTTAAGAAGTCTTTCAAGACCCCGCCCGTCCTTTATGCTTTTTCCTGTTGCCCATCCACTGTACGGGAAGAACGTCACTGTTTGCCCTTTGTGAATGAACTGTATCTGAGTGTTGTCACGCTGAACAATCTCAAAGCCGATTTCCTGAATGCGGCTGACAGCATATTCAATGCGTGTCGGTTCAAGCCGTTTTTGCCTTTCAATGTCTAATCTTGCCATAACTTCGGGTTCTGTTTTTCGTGAATAATTCTTTGAACTCTCTCTATTTCGTCATCAATGATCCGTTCAAGCCTCTTGCTTTCTGTCAGGGCTGAATTTGTCTTGGTCTTGAAATATTCCCGCTGTTTTTCTCTCATTCGGACAACAGCGTCAAAAAATTCTTTCGGCTTCATCTTCTGTTGTTTTTAGTCAGTTTTTTTATAATTCTGTTCAGGTACGCATTTTCGCTTTCAAGGTCTTTTATTTCTTGTTTCAGAACCTTTATGGTTTCATTGTATTGTTCACGCTCAAATTGAGCGGGAGATTTTTCAAAGCGGCAGGTACAATGTTCGATACCCATAGCTGCCGTACCCATACAGCCGGGTATCAAAACCTTTTCGCCTGTTTCCGTGTAGATATAATGGCACTTCATAACTCAAATGATTAAAACGGGCATTCTTCATCGGATGGCTGAAAGTCATCCCAGTTGAATTGAGAGGCTTCAAAGGCTTCCTGCTCACGCCGTTTGATTTCTTCCTGTAAATGGTTGCTGTTATCCCAAACGGGTTCTGTGCCGTTGACAAAGGGGCTGTAACGCCCGTTGTTCAGGTTATATTTGAACAGAGCCATTCCGCACTCTCCGAGGTGTCTGAACTTCACTTTCTTCACGTAGATTTCAACCGTGTTTTCAAGTCGGTTTCTGTGAACGACAATACCGAAATCAGCCTTGTTGTAGAAGTTCGCTGAGCCGCTGATGTCATAAAGTGTCGGTATCTCAGGCTCACCGTCTTTGTTCTTCTGCATCTTTGTTGGGTGCGCCATAAGGATAACCAACACATCATGCAGCTGTGCGAAGTTTGTCAGTTTGTCAAGCAGCCTTGATATGTATTTCGTCTCGTTCTTGCCCTCGCTTTCATCTTCAAGCCTGTTATACGGGTCAATAACGAGAACTTTAATACCCTTGCGTCTGACAAGGAATTTCGCCCTTTCGAGAATAGCGTCAACCCTGAAATCGCTTTTCGGGGATATGAAAAAGAAATTTGTTTCAAGGTGTTGTTTCACTTGTTTGTACTCCCCGTATGTCAGGTGTTCTTTGTCAAACTGTTTGCCCGTGAACTTCTCAATCAGTTTTGAAGCGTGATATTCCAGCGGGGCGTTCTCCGGGCTGAAATAAGCGAAACGCCAGCCATAACGAATATTCAATCGTTCTGCAATCTCGTCAATAAATTCAGACTTACCCGAACTCGGAACGCCCGTGATGATACACAGACGCTTTGTTTCAAAAGAGCACAATCGGTCGAAGTTGTCATGCCCGATTGTTACCCCTTTCTGCAAGCCATGCTCAAACAGAGCGTCAAGGGATTGTTCAAAGTCTGACAGCGTGAAAACGCCCTCAATCTTTATCTCGGGAGCGTCAGCGATACATTTCAGAAGACTTTCACGCCCGTACTTCTGCAGGTGTTCGTTAGCGTCTTTGCACCCGTCCCCGTATTCAATTATCCGGCAGCGTTCAGCCCCGAAACGCCTTATCAGTTCTTCTTTCAGAACAACGCCTTTCGTGTCCGTGTCAGATGCGATGTATATTGTCTCTTTGTCATCAAAGTATTCTTCGAGATAGTCATCGAGGTAGTCAAGGTTTGAGTTCGCCCCGTTCGGAACGCTGACAACATCTGTCCGTCCGCATTCAAAGAATGACAGGGCGTCCATTTCGCCCTCTGTGATGATACATTCTTTCGTACCTTTGATGTTGTCAATCCCGTACGGGAGAAGTTCTGCGCCTGAACAGAGTTTGAAACATTTGTCTCCCGTTCTGAATTTCGTGTTGACAAGTTCCCCGTTATGGTAGTAGTTAAACTGAACCGTGTTCGCTTTGCCGTTCTTCTGCGGCATCCATTCAAGCCCCTCGGTTACTTTCATCGCCGTCAGGGTCTTTTCGCTGATGCCACGCCCCTTGAACCATTCAAGGGCTTTCCCAGAGATTGAAAAACAGTCCTGACGTGGGGCGGGTTTCTTGTAAACGGGTTTCTCGCGGCGTATGGGGGCGGCGTTGCGCCACGGGCGGTCTTCTTTTTCCCAAGGCTCTTTTTCCGCTGCACAGCCCGAGAAACCGCAGTAATGACAGTTGAACTCGCCTGTTTCAAGGTTGATAGAGAGACTTTTGTCACGTTTGTCGTGACGCTGGTCATGGCACTGTGGGCAGAAAACCTTTCTGTTCCCTGAACGCCCGTATGGGGCTTTTATCCCGTATTTTTCCCAATTTATGCTCATAATAAAATCCAAGTGTTTGATGATGAATCCCAAGCGTGTCTGTCAGACGGACGGGGTGGGGCTGTAGGAGGTATTATCGCCTTGCCTGAACCGTATGTTCTGTGCCCTGAGTTGTCATAGAACTCGCCGACACCGAGTTGAACCTTTGTGACTTTTGAACCGTTCTGAACGCCGCTGCCTTTATCGTTGTCGTAGTTGCCCTCCTGAACCTTTATCCAGTTTGAACCGTTCTCAAAAATCCAATCGAATGTCGCCGTCCACGCCCTTTTGTTGGATTGCCGCCCGGTCAGGAAGTCGGATGCTTGAACACGCTTGAAGATGTCTTCTGCGGTCTGTAGCCAAGTCTCACGGCTTTTGCCCCATTCGTCACAGCGGCATTTTATTTTTGCTCGCCTGTTGTCATTGAGTTTTTGAACTTTCGGCAGAGATACACAGATTGAGTTCCACAAGGCGCATATATCCTGATAAGGATATTTTTCTTTGCTCTCCTTTTCTTTGCTTTCCTCTCCTTTAGGGGTTTCTTGCGCAGAAAACCGTTCTTCATCCTGTGTTTTCTCGGAAGAAACTTTCTGTTCAGGCTGTTTCTTGTCTTCAAAACTGGGTTTTGACGGGAGGTTGGTGTTACGGGTTCTGTAAACATCTGAAAGGTTTCTGACAAAATTCGCAATCCATAAAACACGATGTTCGTTCCATAGCTCAATGTCAATTTTGTTTAGATTTATCAAGACGTTGATAATGTCTTTCGCCTTTTCCTCTGTGACACGTGTTTTGGCAAGAAGATACTCCCAATTTGAAGCGTTTGAACAATCATAGAAATGCCCCTCACTTTCCCCGAGAATTTCAAGGAGTTTGAACCAAAACGCATATCCGTCATTCCCGAACTTATTTTCAAGGATGAAAATCGTGCGCCCGCCCTTGACGAAGTGCGGGAAATAATCAACGGTTTGTTTTTTCGGTCTTGCCATAGCCTGATGGATTTATAGGGTTGTAAGAATTGATTTGCGGAGTTTCTCGTTCCTTGCGTTCCATTCAAAGGAGCGTATCATCCATTGACGGTAATCAAGGGGAATGTCCGCTATTCTGTTCCCCTTATATTTGCCGAAAGGCATGATTTCAATCGGGGCTTCTGCCCGAGCGTCTATCGCCCGTGTGTCTTCACGGGTGTAATGACCGATGTCCGAAATGGGTATGCCTGACAGAAGCCGCCCGCCCGTTCCGAACATTCGCCACATTTTACCCTGCTCAAACGTGATGTCTTCAACACGCCCGAAACGTTCAACATTGCCGCCGAGGTCAACAATCAAAGCGTCCGTTTTCTCGGGGTCAATACGTGTCGCACGTCCGATAATCTGATAATACAAGGCGATAGAAGCCGTAGAAACGCCTAAAACGATGCAGTCGATACCTGTATAGTCAAAGCCTGTCGAAAGCACTCTGACGTTAAATATGACCCGTATTTCGCCCGCCCTGAAACGTGCGATGACCTGAGAACGTTCCGTCTTATCCATTTCCCCGTAAATCACGGCTGAGTTTGGGTATTTCTTTGAAAGCGTTATGGCGTCCTCAACAGAGGGAACGAAGACAAGAATATGGCGGCGGTCTGAATGTCTGTCAAGGGCTTGAACAATCTGTTCAGATCCTCCGTTCGCATCATACGCCCGCTGAACGCTTTCTTCCGTGTATTCAGATTTTGAACTGTTGAAGACAAGAAGACTGCTGTCGAATCCCGCTGTCTCATATTGAAGCGGAGACCAAAAGCCGAGGCGAACCATTTCAGCCACCTGCCCGACATGAATGATGTCTTTGAAGAAGTTGCCTTTCTTTGAACGGGAGGTCAGCATGACAAGTTTTGAGAAGTTCTGCCCGTCCTTATCCCGGTTCGTTTGCAGCTTCACGGGGGTAGCCGTGATTCCGAGAACGTGGGTTATGCCGCTTTCTTTCAGGAAACGTCCGAGCATACTGTTAGCCTCACGGGGATAAAGGTGCGCTTCATCAATCAACATTTTTGTAAACCCGAGAGACTTGAATTTAGCCCCGAGGCTCTTTATTGAGCCTATCGTGGCGTAAGTTATATGGGCGATGTCCTTTCGCCCGAAACTTGCGCTGTAAATCCCCGCATTCAAGGCGAAATCCCCGCATAGCGAGCAATATTTCAAATAGTTTTGTTCGAGCAACTCTTTCGAGGGTTGAAGAACAATCATTTTATCGTTGCTGTTCTTTGCGACAAAAGCCGTCAGTATTGATTTCCCCCAAGCGGTCGGGAGAACAATCAAACTCGGCTTCGGTTTCTTTTCCGTGAAGAACTGAATAGCCTTGTTTATCGGCTCTGTTTGGTTTTCTCTGAGTGTTATCATATTTGAGAGAATAAAACTCCGTATTTAGGGCTAACCACGCATAACAGCAAGCGTTTGAAAACCTTTCGGATGTTCAACCCATGTACGGAGTTTATATCGTTGTTTAACTGTCTTTTCATTTCGGTTATTGCAAAGATAAGTGATTACATTGTACTCACTTCAAATCACGAAGATTTTTTTTAAGGCTCTCAGAAAGTTCAGGCTTTGAAAGCGGCTGTTTCGCTTTCAGTTTCTTCACAAGGATATTTGCGAGGCGAACCTTGTTATAAGTCCGGGTGTCCTTTTCTTCAACCTGAACCCCGTCTTTCCATGCTTCGATATAGCTGATTATATCTTCCATTTGCTTATTTGAAATGATATACATAACCGTCTGACCTTTCTTTGTTGATTGAACCTTATTTTAACAGGAAGCGGCGTGCCCCCTGAACCTCCCTTGAGAACTCGGAAACCATTTCAGGGTGTGCGGCTTTGAAAGCCTTGTCATCAAACTTCATTGACGGCTTGGGGGCTTTCCATGTGGCGAGCGTCTGACCTCCGTAGCTGATAGCCTCTGCGTCTCCGAAGCCGAGTTTAATGCGTTCTTCCAACTCTGTCTTGATTTCATCAAGTTTATCCATCTCTTTCTTGACTTCTTTCAACTTTTGATAGTCTGAGAAAATAGCGTCATTCACTTCAACGATTTTCCCGTCCGTGTGACGGTTGAATTTCAGCAGAATGTCTTGAACCGATGTCGCTTCGGGTTCTTTCTTCCCCTGAATGTTGTCACGCCAAAACTTTTCAACTTCTTCAACTATCCATGCGTAGAAGTCAGGAACAAAAGACAGGTCTTTATAGCCGAACTCACGTCCTGAACAGAGCCAAGCCAAACTGCCCTCTTTCAATTCTGCAACCCCGAGTTGATATTGAACCTGACAGAACCAATGCTTCGGCAGATCGTCAGAGGAAATTTTCATTTGGGTGGTCTTACATTCCAAAACACCTTTGTTTGAAGCGTTCTTCTTTTCTCCTGCGAGCCAATATGTACGGTCAGGGCTGACCTGTAGATAGGGGCGTTCATTATTTCTTATCAGCCAGTCCCCGGCTGATGACTTGATTATTTCACGTCCCGTATCGTCATGCCAAAACTGCGCAACAGCGTCTTCGAGATAATGACCCGCTTTCATAGCAAAGGTCTCTGTTTTAGGTTCATCAAGACCAACCTTGCGTCTCCAAAGCTGATAAGGGGTTTCCCACGGGTTCAACCCGAGAATGGTTGCAACCTCACTGCTCCCGATACCTGACTTTCTGTGTTCAAGCCATTCGTTACGGTCTTTCGGTCTGATAATCGTGTAGCTCATTTTCTTTCCTCCTGCTCTTTTGCGTTCAATATTGATTTCATTAAAGACTCAGCCATGCTTAAAGCAGCAGCCCGTTTTAACAACTCACGTCCTTGCGGTTGTCTCATGAATCCGGCTAAGGCGTAAACGGCTTCTTCTTCATTTCCCATGATAGACCCGGTTTGACGTGAGCCTTCCCCGTTTTCGTCAGGCTCAGAGGCGATGACAATTACGGCGTGTCTCTTATCAGACTTTTCGATAAACTCTTGCGCTTCATTCTGAAAAGCGTTTACTTTCGATAAAAATTCGCTGTTATTTTTCGTTTCCATAAATTGTTGATATTTGAATGTTAAACATTTGTTGTTACTCACTTGCGGATAAGACAGAAGTCTGCCCAGATGTTGATGAACTGTTTCCCGCAGTAAACGGCGAGCGTGTCGCTCTTTAAGCAAAGGCGAGAACCGAGGTACGCAAGCGTATACGAGGGGGCGTAATGCGAGTTCGCAGAGGCGAGACCCGCATAACCTGTTTGATAGTCGCCTGTTGACATTAAGCGGCGGTCTGTTTTTTCGTCTTCATCCATGTCTTTGATTTCTTTCTGAGTATAGAGCCAATACCAAGGATAATAACGCCATTCGTCCTCTGTGAATTGAGGCTCCCAGCCCTCGTTCAAGGCGGCGCAGATGATACGGAGTTTCATATAAGCGAGAATGTCTTCTTGGTCGTCAAACTCTTCATGCTTTATCCATGCGGTGTATGCGCTTACAAACGGGTGTTCTTCTCCAAGTTCACGGCAAGCGTCTTCAAAGGTTTTCACACGTTCTGTGATGTCTTTGGGCTTGAATGTATCTTCCCCGAAAACTTTGTGCATTTCGTTCTGAACCTGTTCTTTTGAAATAGCCGGGTAATTGGTTAATACCTGATAAAGTTCCCGCAAATCGTCTCTTTTGACTTCAATTACTTCTTTCATAATGTTTTACTTTTTAGATGTTGATGTTTTCTTTGACTTTTCTTCTTTGATTTCCCCCGTTTCAGGGTCAACGTTGGCGGGTATCTCTCCCGTTGCTTGTGCGATAGCCGCTGCCGCCTTGTCAGCCGCCGAAGCGGTCTTTTTATTGGCTTCTTCTTGTGCTTTGGCTTCAAGTTGTGGTTTGACAAAGGTTTCCTGAACGGTTGTCGTTCCCTCTTTGATAGCGTTCCAAGTGGCTCTAAGTTCAAACAGCTTTTCTTTGTCGATTTCTGCGATAGCCTTAATACCGAGATATTGGCAAATCATGGCTTCCGTCACACCCGCTTTTGCGAAGTTCGCCAAACAGTTCTTGCGTGATGTCTCAACGTCAATCGCCTGACCGAGCGCAACCTTTTTAACTTCATTGATGACACGTTTTGTAACGGCTTTCGGTATGACCGCCAAGACTGCGTTTCTGAAAGCGATTGAGGCGGCTGCGTTGCCTGTCACAACCTGCATGTCGTCACTGTATGTCTTACCCGTTTTCGTTGTTATCCGGCGGTCAACGGTCTTGCAAACGGCGAAGTTTGTTTCAAGGTCATGGCAGACAGCCTGAGCCGTGATTTTACGCCCGTCATTTCCGATGATGCGGGTCTGAACTCTCAGGTTTCCCCAAGCCCCTGCGATGATTTCTGCCATACGGATCGAAAGCCCTTCAATGGTGTTGTCATTACCGTTTGCGTCCTTTCTTCTGAGAACATAGAAGCAGTCTTCTGCCGTTTCCCTATCCATTGTGGCATAGGTGGCGATTTTGTTCAAGACTGTGTTCAGGTCACGGGGATATTGCTTCGCCGTGGCAATCTGAATGTCAATTTCTGACCGGGTAATTCCCGCAAGCATTTCAGCTTGTTTGATTTCAATAATGTCATTTTCCATAATGATGAAATTTGAAATGTGAATAATTTATTTAGTTAACTCTCAATGGCTTTGATAATACGATTTTGAACCATTCTTTGCCGTCAATCATAACGGGTTTCTCACTGACAAGAAAAGAGGCTGACTGTTGGGCTTTTGAAGCGTCAAGAATTTTGTTCGCGATGAACTTGTTGCTGAAATAAATCGTGCGTTCACAGTCTTTCGCATAGCCGCTGTTCTTTTTCTCTCTGAGGGCTAACCCGTTTTCTCCGGCGTTGAAGCATATATACCAATCTCCCGTCTTGCTGTCTTCGTCCTTTGCAAAATAGACGGTCTGTTCAACTGTGATTCCTTTCCCTTTTTTCAAGGTGTTTGAGAATGAAATATTCCCGGTTTTTCTGTTGATATAAACCGAGCGAACGCCTGTTCTTGCTGATGTCGTTCCGCTGTTGTTCTTGTCAAAAATTGTGAGTTTCATATTGCTGTTATTTTAGTTATGTTATTTTTATATTGATAAAACGTTAAGATATGTTATAAATGGGGGGGG